TGTTATAATGAGATTTTGGAGTATCTGGGCAAAGACCATCGGCAGCAAAATATCACCTGATGAGCGTGAGGCCGATATAGCGGCTATCTTGCGAACTATCTGGGTGGTTGTTCATTTAGTGGCCTGCGTTTTCATCATAGCGCATAACGGCATCAAGCTGGGCTGGTTCTAGGCAAAAGAAAAGGGCGGCCAAAGCCGCCCCTTTCCCGGAGAAAGGATTTTTTAGGATTGGCCTTTTTCGGCATTTGACATCGCTATGTCAGTATCAGATTGACTGAATCCCAGAATCTTTGCAAGCTGTAAAGCGTCCTGCGGGGTCATCGTTGGGCAGACCTCGTGGACAATCCGGCGCACTTGCCTGTCCGTTGGCCGTCTGATTTCAGCCGTTGCGCTGTAGTATGACTGGGCGATATGCCCGGCTAAGGTTGGTATCTGTGTCATGTTTCGTCCTCCTTGTGTGTAAAGATTAAACCAGATTTATCATCTGTCAACAGTTTTTTGTATTATAATGACCTTTAGTAGAATGACGGTAGTAGAATGAAGGCTAGTATAATGACGGTAGTATAATGACGGTAGTAGAATGAAGGGCGTGCCTCATCTGGTTTTTTGCGATTCCTTGGGGGATTTTTCGCTTTTTTTGCCAAAGCCATAGCCCAGATATGCGCCAGATAAGGCCGATTTTAAGGCCATACAGGCAAGGAAAGGGCCGGGTTGGTGGGTTACCTAGTCCCGGCCTGCTTCCGCTTGTGTATGGGGCTTATTCTGCAAGGTCGCTAACTAGGATATAGTCGCCAGATTCAGCTTCTGCTTTCCGCCGTGTTTCAGTCCAGCTGGAAATTAAAACAAAACTTGGGAGCAGGGTTTCATAGACTAGCTTGGCTGCTTCGTCCTCTTCCTCTTCCTCTGCAAACAAAAACGCCCGCCGTCCAGCTAACTCTGCGGCAATCGCTTCTTGCATTGTCTCTGCCGCTATTAGCTCGCTTGTGCCTCCTATTTCGTCCGGTTCAGCGTCCTGAAACCAGCAGGCGGCCTCTTGCTTAGTTATCGGCTTTTCTGACAATATATCGTAGTGTTTCTGGTCGTGTTCAATATGAACCAGCCAAACAAGGCCTGGGTGACTCATATCCACAATTTCCTGCGCCGCCTTTTCAACCAGCTCTGTTTTGGACAGTCGATAGCCGCCTGCGCGGTATTGGTGAAGTAATAGATACATTTTTTTTCTCCGTTGGTTTAAGCTCATCAGGACAGGCACAACCTGTCGACCAGCCCGCCGGGGCTGGTTTCGCTTTATTTTTTATCGTTCAAGACCCAGTCGGCATAGTGCAGGGCTTGGCCCTCATCATTCTGTTGAGGCACAAAATCAAAAATTTTGTGCAGGTCGTGAATGATACTTTCCAATTTGCTCAAATCAGATACCCACAAGTCCCCGCACTCGTGCAAGCAAGTGAGCATTGTTTGAAGATTGTTGTGTGCTTCCAGCATTTTGATGCGCTGCTCTGTAGTGATTTTCATGGTTCTGTTTCCTTCTCTGGTTAGTTAAGATTTTCAAGGGCAATCTGACCGGACTTAATCAGCTTTTCAGTCTGCTTCTTGTCCATGTCCAGAAAGCGATTGCGATATTTCCCGGTTGTGGTGGAGTAATCCCAGCGTTCAGCGTCTAGCCAAATCTTGCCCGTAACTGTATCGCGCTTGGCTATGATTGTTTTGTAGCTTTGGAAATACTCTACAAAACCGTCAGTTATTACAAACTGGTTGGGGACTTCCCGGCCAGATGATGACCGCATATTTTCAACTTTCATCTTTCTTCTCCCTATGCTTTTTTTGATTGCAGGTATGTAATAGAGTCCAAGCCCTCGCCCTGTGCATAAAGCCATTTTGCAGCATTATGTGACGCTGCCCGGATATATGCTCCGCTTCTGGTTCCTCTGTAACAAACCCAGAAAAGCGGCTCTGTTCTGTATTTGTATGCGTATGTCATGGTCTGATTCCTTCCTGTTCAGTTTGTAGGGATATAATCCGCCCGCCATTGCCGGGCAGCTTGGCGGATAATCCGCCGGGCTTCTTGCGACTGGGCTTTGTCGGCCAAGTCCATCATATCGTTAAAGGTTGCATCTCGCCGGATGGCCGACAGAATACCTGGGTCAGTCATTTTGCTTTTGATTGATTCCATTTTCTTCTCCGTTTGTTTGTGTTTGTTAATTTCAAATTAACACGGGCAACGGCAGGGTCAAGGAAAAAATGCGGGTTGTGTTAATTTTTTTTTAACGGGTCAGATTTGCATTAGTATATATACCGCTGGCGGGTGGGGGGATATGGTGGGGGATAGGCAGGGGATGGGGGACGGCAGACAGGCAATCAGCACACGCCCGCGCGAGGCACAGGCCGCCACAATGCAGGCCAGATGCAGGCAGGACGGGGCAGGATATACAACCATGACAGACCGCAACCATAGCAATGCCTTGCGAATCAATGGGTTACACGCCAGCGGCCGGTGCCGGGTTGCAGACCCCCCCCCTAAAATCTCGGAGGGGGGCGAGAAAAATAAATATATACCCCTCATACCCCCCCTTCTCCTCCACACACCCTCCACCTCCTCCACGCCCTGAAAAATCGCCACCCGTGGCAAGAATCCCAATCATCTTGAACTGCTTGCCTATGTGCGTTATATGGGCCATAGGAGGTGCGTTATGGCGATGACAGAAGAACAGCGTAGCAAGGCCAAGGAGAAGTTCTTGGATTTGGTTGCCAACGGGCTATCGGCCCGCAAGGCTTGTAAGCGCGATGATATGCCGAACTTTGTCACTGTCTGGGAGTGGCTGAAAAAGGACGAGGACTTTATGAGCCGTTATAAGATGGCCACAGAGCTTCGCGCCCAGAAGATTGACGATGACATTGATGACGCTATTGCGGAGATGCGTAACGGCGATTTGGATGCTCAGTCGGCGAGAGTGCTGATTGACACTTACAAGTGGCGAGCCGCAAAGTTGTATCCGAGGTTTTACGGCGAGAAGCAGAATGTTGAGGTTGAGCATAAGGTTCACAGCTTCGTTGATGAGCTGAAGCTGGCGGCTGCGCGGATTGAAGCGAGAAAGATAGAGGCCAACACTGTTGAGGGGGAGTTCGAGGAGCATGGCCAAAAGGACTGAAAACACTGAGCTGCTTGTAGCTCTGCATGATGACCCGGTGATGTTTGTGCGCGAGGTCATAGGCGCGGAACCCCAGCCGTGGCAAGCCGAGGCGTTAGAGGCTGTTGCTAAGCATGACCGGGTGAGCATTGCGTCTGGTCACGGCGTGGGCAAGACCGCGTTCCAGAGCTGGCTGGTGCTTTGGTGGCTGTTGACGCATTACCCCTGTAAGGCGGCTGTAACGGCCAACACGGCTCACCAGCTGTCTGATGTTCTGTGGACGGAGATTGACAAGTGGGCGCGAAGCCTGCCGGATGCTTGGCGCGACCTGCTGGAGTTCAAGAGCGACAAGATTGCTCTGAAGGGGGCCAGCGACAGCTTTGCGGTAGCCCGGACGAGCCGCCGGGAGAACCCGGAGGCACTGCAAGGCTTTCATAGCGAGAATATGCTGTTTCTGTGCGAGGAAGCGTCTGGTATCCCCGATGTTGTGTTTCAGGTCGGCGAGGGTGCTATGTCCACGCCCGGAGCAAAGACTGTCATGTGCGGTAACCCCACCCGTTCCGAGGGGTTCTTTTATGAGAGCCACCACAGCCAGCGGAACAGGTGGCACTGCATGACTGTGAGCTGTCATGACGCTACTACTGTTTCTGAGCAGTTTTTGGAGGGTATGGCCGAGAAGTATGGCGTGGAGAGCAATGTTTATCGGGTTCGCGTTTTGGGGCAATTCCCAACGCAGTCCGATGATGTGTTGCTGCCGCTGTATTTGGTAGAGGAGGCTGTGAAGCGCGATGTGGAGCCGTCACCTACCACGCCCACCATTTGGGGCGTTGATGTGGCCCGTTTTGGCGGCGATAGGAGTGCCATAGCCAAGCGTCAGGGACAGATATTGCTGGAGCCTATCAAGACCTATCAGGGCCGTGATTTGATGGAGATGGCGGGCATTGTGCTGTCCGAGTATGAGGCCACGCCCTACATGATGCGGCCTATGGCGATTTACATTGACGCTATTGGCATTGGTGCGGGGTTGGCTGACAGGCTGCGAGAGCTAGAC